TCGGCGCCACCCGGGACGATGCCGCGGGCGAGTGCTTCGACAAGGCGGCCCGCGTGCTGGGCCTGCCCTATCCCGGCGGCAAGCCCATGGACGATCTGGCGCAGGGCGGCAGCGACACTGCCTACACCCTGCCCCGCTCCAAGGTGGCGGGAGCTGAGCTGGATATGAGCTTCTCCGGCCTGAAGACGGCGGTGGTCAATCTGGTTCACAACGCGGAGCAGAAGGGGGAGGCCCTGGATCGCTCCGGTCTGGCGGCGTCCTTTGCTGCTGCAGTCAGCGATGAGCTGGTGCCCCGGGCCATTGCCGCGGCCCGGCTGCGGGGGCGCGCCACCATTGTGGCCGCCGGCGGTGTGGCGGCCAACAGCCGCATCCGCGGCGATCTGGAGAGCGCCTGCCGGGAGGCTGGGATCCGCCTGTTCCTGCCGCCCCTGCGGCTGTGCGGCGACAATGCGGCCATGATCGGCTGTCAGGCATATTATGAGATGAAGTGTTCTCTACAGGCGGACATGAGCCTCAATGCATATGCCAATCTGGAGATTTGATGCCCAAAAGCAAGCCTCTCTGTAAAGGAGAGAGGCTTGCTTTTTTCTGTGGGAAAAAACGATAACCGGCAGGATGGCAAGGTTATGTCAACGAAGATTGAGGGGAAAAGGGAAAAGATGGTGAATACATTCAGAATATGTTGTTATGTCAATAAAAATACGAATTTCCGGAGGGAGTAAACTTGGGTTTGCGCAAATGACAATTTTTTACAAAATGGGGGAATATGTTGATATATCAGGAAAAATCGAGTGTGGAAAACCCTGTGGAAAATGTGTATAACTTTATGTAGTCTTCTGTTATGATAAAAATTATGTCAATAATATGAGGGCGAGACATACAACAGTAACTCCAAAATATGTCACGAAAAGTCAGGAATTTTGCACGCTATGACAAAAGGCCTTCCTGGCTGTACTTTGTAAAATCTGAAAGGATATACTGGTGGAGGACGGTATGAATACAATTTGTATTATCTGCTGGAGTGTCCGCCATGCAACGACAAAGAATGAGGTTGACGCTGGAGAAAAAATATGGTATAGTATTCACGCTTTCTATTGTCCTGTTCCCAAAGCGATGATGTGCTGGAATAGCTCAGTCGGTAGAGCAGCTGATTCGTAATTATAAGGCCAAAACCGGCCCCGCGCCGGGAAAGCCTTGCGCCGCAAGGGCTCTTGACCGGGTGCCCGCCCGGGAAACCCCAAAATGGGGTTTATTTGGGGTTTATCCTCCACTGAAACAGACAGAAATAGGCAAACGCTGGTGTAGCTCAGGGGTAGAGCACTTCACTCGTAATGAAGGGGTCGTCGGTTCAAATCCGACCTCCAGCTCCACGGAAAAAGCCGCAGGATTAAGTTCCTGCGGCTTTTTTCTTTATTTCTTCAGTTCTTACTTCACTTACGACTTCACTTTCTCCGGAAATCAAATCACTGAACCGGTCAGACACGGCCGCGGCCCTCGCCTCTGCAGAGGCAATCACGTGGGCGTAGATGTTGTTGGTCGTGCTGGCCTGAGCGTGGCCCAGCTGCTTCGAGATGACGATCAGCGGGATCCCGTCGGCGATCATCAGACTGGCGTAGGTATGGCGCAGGGAGTGCACCGTGACCTTCGGCAGGCCGGTGCGCTTCACGAAGGCCGTGAACCATTTGGTCACGCTGTCCGGGAACAGCGGCGCGCCCTCGTCACTGGTGAAGACCCGGTCGTCGAAATTCTTCCAGGCGTCTCCCAGGGCCTCCTGCTGGCTATCCTGCCAGCGCTTATACTCCAGGAGCAGGACGACGGCCGTGCGGGATATGCTCAGCGTGCGCTCGCTGCTGTCGGTCTTTGGGGTGTCCACATAGCAGCCGGCCGTGGGCACGTAGTTCCAGGTCTGCCGGATATGGAGAAGCCGGTTGTCCAGATCCACGTCACACCAGCGCAGGCCGAGGAACTCCGCCCGGCGCAATCCGGAGAGCAGGTCGAAGGTGATCACCGCGCGCCACCGGATATGCTCCTCCTGCAGGAGGGCCAGCAGACGCCGGGCGTCAGGCTCGTCCAGGTAAGCTGCCTTCCGATGGGCGAGGCTGGGAAGGTCTGCGCGCTCCGCAGGGTTCCGGTCGATATAGCCCCACTTCACCGCCCGGAAGAGGACGGCCGAGAGGGTGCGGTGGTAGGTGTGGATCGTGCCGGCCTTCAGCGGCGTGTCGTCGTGCTGCTTGATGAATAACTTGTTGAAGGGAACTCCCAGGTCTTTCGCGATGGTGTCGGCGCAGTCCTGGGCGATGGCTTTGCCGGTCTTCAGCTGCTTGAAGCACCAGATCGAGACGCCGGTCTGGCGGGAGAGCTCCGCCATGGTGGTTTTGTGCTCCTTCATCCACGCGGCGAAGTCGACCTTGGGGGCCGCCATGACGCGCGCCCGCATCCCCTCCTCCTGCAGGTTGGAATAGAAGGCAGCGATGTGGCCGGGCTTCAGGTCCTTCAGCTTGATGTGGCCGAGCGCCTGGTTGATGATACCCATGAGCCGCTCATAACCGAAGACTGTCTTTCTCTTCAGGTTCGGCCGGGCGTACTGCTCCAGGAAGAGCTCCGTGAAGTCGACCAGCCGAATGCTGCCGTTCTGGGTGACCTGGTGGCGCACGCGCTCCTCAAAGAGGGTGGCTTCCCGGTTCAGCGCCTTCTCGATCTGGCGCGCCGACATGCCCGGCTCCGGCGTCCAGGTCATCTTCTCGCGGATCTGCTTGCCGTTGACGTCGTACCCGTTGGATACGATGATCCGGTAGCTTTTGCCCCGTTTTTCAATTGTGGCCATTGATGAATTAAACCTCACTTTCCATTCTTGCCAACCCGGCCTCCCGTGTGGTAGAATGGAAGAGCAAAGTCGGCGTCTTTTTGGTTGTGGCCATTCTGGCGTTGTATCTTCTTTCGTGGTGGATTGCGGATATGTGCTTTGCAGTACCGTCCGGGTGTGTGGTAGCTCCCGGGCGGTTTTTTTTATGCTTAGATTACCTCGGCAACCAGTTTGCCGGAGAGTCGGCTGAAGCTGATCTTGATGATGGTGTCACGCTGCAGGTCGACATCCACTTTGGTGGAGCGGATGGATCCGGACAGCTCGACTTTGTGGGGGCCGGGCGCGAGATCTACGCGCTCGGTTTTTCCATTGTCCACCGAGAAGCGGATGCTGCCATCGATGACGACCTTGATCGGCGGGTTGGCCACGTACACCTGGCTGGCCCGGTCGAAGGTCAGAGCATAGGTCTGCGCGACCGGCTCCGGCGAGGCCTGGACCTTTGTGCCGCACTTCGAGCAGAACACGCTTTCATCGGGGATCTGGGCGCCGCATTTGAAACAGAACATGATTTACCTCCTTCAGTCCTCCTGGGACTTGGCGATGTATTTCGCGAAGTCCACGATTGCTTCACACTTTGCATCGGGGGCCTGGCTGATCAGGTCGACCAGCTCCCTCAGGCTTTTGAGTTTGGTGGTGCGTTGATCTCGGCCAAGTACGGCTAACGCCAAAAGGATCGCGGCCGTGTTGTCATAGTCTGCCGCGGTATGGAGCCAAATACTGGCGCCGATCTGAAGGCGCTCCGGGGAGCCATGCACGACGCCAAAGTGGGCGTCCAGGAAACTCTGGTTCTCGTCGCTCATGATCTTGGCCTGCTCCAAAACACGGTCCAGCTCGGTGCGCTCCATGGGGACGTCTTCGCCCATGAGCCAGGCTTCGTTGACATCGAGAGCCTGCGCAATTTTGTAAATATTTTTCTGCTTCGGTTCATACTCCCCAGATAGATAAGTGCTTATGGAGGACTTCCCGATTCCGGTGGCATTTACTAAATCCACCTGCTTCATACCGCGGATATTCATTGCCTCGCGGATCCGACTTGCGATTGTGGCCATACTATCACCCCTCGAATACATTATACCCGAAAGTTCAGAAAACGCAACAATTATTTTTCTGAAAATAAAAAATGTTCAGAAAATCGAAATTTTTCTGTTGACAGGCGCAAGATGTGGTGGTATGCTTTGTTCAGAAACACGAACGGAGGTGTCAAAATGGAATTCGATTACAACCGGCTCCGCGGAAAAATTCGTGAGGTGTTCGGCACGGAAGCAGCCTTTGCTAAGGCGCTGGGGATGGGGCGAGTGTCCCTAAGCCAGCGATTAAACAATGTTTTGGAGTTTTCCTCCCCGGAAATTCTGAAATCCTGCGCTGTTTTGGGCATTCCTTCCGCCGAGATCCCCTTATATTTTTTTGCAGAGAAAGTTCAGAAACAAGAACAAAATGCGTAAGGAGTTTGCAGCCCACCACGAAAGGAGAGACCCCCATGCCCAGAATGAGAACTGCCGCCAAGGCGCACGAGCTGATCCTGGAGCAGGATCCCCAAAGCGAAATCACCCTGCACTACATAAGACAGCTCATCGCCACCGGCGCCATCCCCGTCGTCCACGTCGGGAGAAAGAAGCTGATCGACGTCGACCAGCTGCTCGCATACATCGCTGCTGGAACGGACAGGCCGACTACCACCGAGCCTGAGACCGGATACAGCCGACTGAGGAGGGTAGAAGTATGAAGCACCTGACAAGAGAAGAGCGCCGCCGGATCCAGCGCCGATCGGCCAACATCCGATTTGTGATTTTTATCCTGACCCTGCTGGCCGTTGGCTTTGCCATCGGATACACCACCGCATATGCCTCCCTCCCCGCTCAGGCCGCTCCTGCAGCGTCGCAGGCCTCGGTGGAGGTAACGGTGGTCCCCGGGCCCGAAGCGCTGCTGGCGGCCGTAGAACAGCCCGCTGAGGACTATTCCAGCATTGACCCTCTGGAGCTGATCGGAACCTTCAAGGCCACTGCTTACTGCCCCTGCGTCGAGTGCTGCGGGGTCTGGTCCGCGGAACACCCCGACCGCGGCGACGACTACGTTCAGAAGACGCGCTCCGGCACTATCCCCGAAGAGGGGCGCACCATCGCCGCTGACTGGTCTGTGCTGCCGGAGGGCAGCGAGGTCATCATCTGCGGCCATCCCTACATCGTCGAAGATACCGGCTGGGCCATCAAGGGCAACCACATCGATATCTACTTCGAATCCCACGAAGAGGCGCTGGAATACGGCGTCCAGGATGTGGATCTATACCGCACCAAATGATGAAAGGAGGACCTGCACATGTTGAAGCTTCAGATGAGTTTCAGGAATGAGACCAAGACCTGCTACCGCTTTGAGCGGCGCGATGGCGCCGGCAACCTGATCACCCTGTACCTGAAGAAGTCCGATGTCAAGGAAGCCGGCATCGACCCTCAGAAGGGTATTGAAGTCACCATCAATGAAGCCAAGTAAGGAGGAATTTTCTATGACTACTGCATTCACCCTCACCGTGCAGGGCGAGGTCCGCTTCCCGGACATTGCTCTGCTGGCCCAGGCAATGATGGGCAAGGCCCAGCCTGTGGAAGCTCCCCAGCCTATCCCCGCGCCCGTAAACCCTACCCCGGCCCCCGTCGCTCCTGCCCCGCAGATGCCCCCTGTTGCCCCTCAGGTTGCTCCCCCCACTGCTCCTTCTGCACCTGCCCCTACTCCTAACCCCGTCGTCCCCGGAACCGAGCCCCCGAAGTATTCCATCGACGACATTGCCCGCGCCGGTGCCGAGCTGGCACAGCAGGGCCCTGATAAGATCACCGCGCTGACCGGCCTGCTGCAGCAGTTTGGCCTGCAGGCAGTCACCCAGCTGCGCCCCGATCAGATGGGTCCCTTTGTTATGGCGCTGCGTGGATTGGGGGCCAGGATCTGATGCCTACGCCTGAGATCCATGCGACGCTGAATGCTTCGGCCTCGAATTCCTGGCTCAACTGTGCGCAGTACATCAAGGTCCAGAAGATGTTCTCCGAATCCACCAGCCCTTACGCAGAAGCTGGCCGACTGGCCCACGCCATCGCGGAGTACAAGGCCCGTACTTATTTCCATGAGCCTGTCGGCAAGCGCGCCTACAACTCCCGGCTGAAGAAGTTCGCGGCGGAGCCCAACTACGACCCCGCTATGGAAGAGGCCACCGAGCTCTATCTGGAGACCCTGAAGGAGCTGGCTCTGACCTTCGACGCGCCGCCCTTCGTGGCTCTGGAGACCCGGGTGGATTATTCCGAGTATGCTCCCGGCGGCTTCGGCACCGCTGACTGCATCATGATCGGCGGCGGCCGCATCGTGGTCGTTGACTACAAAAACGGCGCAGGTGTGCCGGTGGACGCGACCTGGAATAGCCAGATGTGCTTGTATGCGCTGGGCGGCCTCGCTACGTTCAGACCTGTGTATGGCGACACGATCACCGAGGCCCAGCTGGTCATCGTCCAGCCCCATGCCGGCGGCGTAAAGAGCTGGGAGACCTCCGTGGCTAATCTGGTCACCTGGGGCACCGAGTTCGTTGTACCCCGCGCCCGTATCGCTCTGGAGGGGACCGAGCCTGCCTGTGCCGGCGACTGGTGCCGCTTCTGCAAGGGCCGGAGCCAGTGCACTGCCCGGGCAAAGCAGATGCTGGAGGTCGGCCGTCACTACCAGAACGCGCCGGCTGCAGGATCCGAGAAGATCCCCGAGACCTACTCCGGCCCTCTGCTCTCCGATGCGGAGGTTGGCGCGGCTCTGACCGCCGGCGCCGGGCTGGTGGCCTGGTACAAGGACCTGGAGGCCTACGCGCTGCTGGCCTGTCTGGACGGCCGCGAAATCCCCGGCTTTAAGGCTGTGGAGGGCCGTGGTTCCCGTGACTGGGCCGACCTCGACGCCGCCTTCAAGACCCTGCAGGAACGCGGTGTCGCGGAGGCCATGCTCTGGGAGCGCAAGCCGGTAACTGCCCCGGGACTGGAGAAGGCTCTGGGCAAGAAGGCCTTTGCTGAGGTATCTGACGGCCTCGTAGTGAAGCAGCCGGGCAAGCCCACGCTGGTACCCACCAGCGATAAGCGGCCGCCCTATGACGCCGCTGCAGCGGCCTTCCAGCAGGTACCCGCAAATGGGTAACCCCATTGAAATCCAGGATGGAGACTTCATCCTGACGATTTATCCGGATAGGCTGCACGAATTCCCTGTATCCAATTTCCGCCGCCTGCTCCGTCTTCTCCGAGGCCACCCGGAGGAGATGGAGAGGCTCGGCGCCTACCTGCAGGAACAGTATGAGATCTGCAGGGCCGACTGGGCAAAGCGGAGCGAGGAATACGCGGAAGGATATCGTCCCGTCAATCCCCGATCGCGCGCGACCGCTACCAAGCAGATCCGTGCGGAAAACAAAGTCCTCACCGATAATCTTCGGGAGGCCAAGAAGCTCTATGACGCCTACGCAAAGCGGCGTCAAATCTATGAAATTCAAGGAGGAAATTATTATGCCTAATCCCACCACTATCACCATCGGCGAATGCCGCCTGTCCTACTGCAATGTGTTCAAGCCCATGCCGCCCTTCAACAACCCCGGCGGCGAGCCCAAGTTCTCTGTGACCATTCTGGTCCCCAAGACCAACGTCCAGGCCAAGGCCGCCATCGACGCCGCTGTCAATGCCGCCATCGAGGCCGGTGTCGCCTCCAAGTGGAACGGCCAGCGTCCTCCCGTCCCCGCGATCTGCGTCCATGACGGCGACGGTGCCCGTCCCTCCGACGGTGCTGCTTTCGGCCAGGAGTGCAAGGGCCACTGGGTCTTCACCGCCAGCTGCAAGGCCGACCGTCCTCCCTTCGTGGTCGACGGCCAGGTGCAGAAGATCATCAACCCCGCCGAGGTCTACTCCGGCTGCTACGCCAACGTCAACGTCAACTTCTTCGCCTACAACCAGGCCGGCAAGAAGGGCATCGGTTGCGGCCTCAACGGCATCCAGAAGACCCGCGACGGTGAGCCTCTGGGCAGCACCGTGACCGCCGAGGAAGCCTTCTCCGCTATCCCCCAGGCCGGCGCTCCCGCTCCCGCGGCTCCTGCTGGTTGGGGCGCTCCCGCCCCCGCTCCCGCTCCCGCAGCTCCTGCCGGCTGGGGTGCTCCTGCCGCTCCTGCTGCTCCCGCTGGTTGGGGCGCTCCCGCTCAGCCTGCCCAGCAGTTCACTCCCGGCGGTTGGCCCACCAACCCCGCCCCCACCGGCTGGCCCAACACTTAATCCACAGGGGGCCCCGCATCTGGGGCCCCTCATTTTTTGAAGGAGGCCGCTTTCATGCCCCATCATCTTTTCATCGATATTGAGACCTTCAGCGACGTGGACATCGGCAAAGCCGGCCTCTACAAATACGCCCAGAGCCCGGTTTTCGAGATCATGCTGTTCGCGTATTCCCTGGACGGCGCTCCGGTGCAGGTCGTGGATCTGACGCAGCCGGGCGCGTATCTCCCGCAGGAAGTGCTCCGCTGGCTTTTCGACAAAGACTGCATCAAGCACGCCTACAACGCGGCCTTCGAGTGGTACTGCCTCAGCCGGCACTTCCGGCTGTCTGAAGACGAGAACTATAACGGATTCTCTGCGGTGACCTGGCTGCAGCAGTGGCAGTGCTCCATGCTCCATGGCATGTATGTCGGATACCCCGCTGGCTTGGATGCCGTCGGCCGCGCCCTGGGGCTCCCCCAGGACCGCCAGAAGATGGGCGTGGGCAAATCCCTTATCCGGTATTTCTGCGTTCCCTGCGCCCCCACAAAGGCCAACGGCGGACGCACCAGAAACCTCCCCCACCATGACCCGGAGAAGTGGGAGCTGTTCAAGACCTACAACGGGCAGGACGTCGTGGCCGAGATGGAGATCGACCGCAGGCTGGAAAACTTTCCGGTACCCGACGATGTGCAGAACCAGTGGGCGCTGGACCAGCTGATCAACCTGCGCGGCGTCGCCGTCGATATGGAGCTGGCTGACAGCGCCATCTATCTGGGCGAGACCGTCAAGGCCGAGCTGATCGCCGAGGCCCAGCAGATCAGTGGTCTGGAGAACCCCAACAGCGTGGCCCAGCTGACCAAGTGGCTGCAGGCGGAGACCGGCGAGGAGCTGACGGACCTGCGAAAGGATACCGTCTCCGATCTACTGGGTAAGGAACTCCCCAGCGACGCCGCACGCCGGATGCTGGAGATCCGCCGGGAGCTGGGCAAGACCAGCACCAAAAAGTACAACGCCGTGGAGACCTGCGTCTGCGCCGACGGCCGGATCCGCGGCCTGCTGCAGTTCTACGGGGCCAACCGCACCGGCAGAGAAGCCGGGCGCCTGGTGCAGGTGCAGAACCTCCCCCACGATGTCGTGCCGGCTATGGATACCGCCCGTGAGCTGGTGAAGGCCCGGCAGCTGGATGCCCTGCGTCTGACCTACGGCAGCGTGACGTCAACTCTCTCCGCCCTGATCCGCTCCGTATTTGTGGCAGGTCCGGGCAAGACATTCATCGACGCCGACTTCTCCGCCATCGAAGCCCGCGTGGCAGCATGGCTCGCCGGCGAGAAGTGGGTGCTGGATATATTCCGCACGAGTGGTTTGATTTATGAGGCCACGGCCGCTCAGATGTTCGGAATCCCGGTTGAGCTCATCAAAAAGGGTAACCCGGAGTATGCCTACCGCGCCAAGGGCAAGGTGGCCACCCTCGCTCTGGGCTACCAGGGCGGACCCGGCGCGCTGATCGCCATGGGCGCCCTCCGCAACGGTCTGACCGAGGAAGAGCTCCCGGACATCGTCGACCGTTGGCGCCGATCCAACCCTGCGATCGTGAACTTCTGGTACATGCTGGATGCTGCGGCGCAGGAAGCGGTGATCACCGGCAAGACCTCCACGGTCGGTCCTCTCACAATCAGCCGGGAGTGCGACCCTGCGAACGATCTGGACTTCATGACCATCCGCCTCCCCAGCGGACGGAAGCTCTACTACGTTAACCCGCATATGGGTACCAACCGCTTCGGCAAGCCCAGCATCTGCTACATGGGCCAGAATCAGACCTCGAAAAAGTGGTCTGTGCTGGAGACATACGGAGGAAAAATTTTTGAAAACTGCGTACAGAG